TCAGGACTTCGCAAACAGCGTGGCAAGCCGTGATGAGCGGTTCGTATGGAAAGGCAAGGAGCTGCCGTTGATGGCGGTGAATATCGGCGTGGACTTCGGCGGCAATGGGTCAAAGCACGCGTTTGTTGCGACCGGCATTTTATCGGGCTATTCCGGCGTTGTGCTTTTGGCATCGCGCCGCGTGGAGCCGAGCACGCCGCAGGCACTTGAAAAGGCGTTCGTCGATTTCTGCGCGGCGGTGCACCTTGCGTACAGACGCATCGACCATATCTACTGCGACAGTGCCGAGCAAGTGCTCATTCGCGGTATGCAGATCGCTTTGCAGCGGTCGGCGCTTTCGTTTGCCGCTTCCAGAGTGTCGAATGCCGCAAAGACAGAAATCAACGATCGTATTCGCCTTGTGTCCGTTTTGATGGGCGCAGGGCGCTTCTGGTATTTGCCGGAGGCAGGTTCGGCGAGAGACGCTCTGGCGGCAGCGCTGTGGAGCACAAAGGACCCGACGAAAGACGAGCGGCTTGATGACGGCAGCACGGACATCGATACGCTGGATGCGCTCGAATACAGCATCGAGCGAGACTATAAGCGCTTTTTGAAAGCGAGGGGACACACATGAACATCGGAGCAGTGATCGAATACCTGAACAAAACATACGGGTACGATCTCAACAGCAGTTATTATACATACATTGCCGAGTGGCGCGACTGGTGGACAGGCTTTCACAGGCCGTTTCATCATTTTGTGGAGATGCGGCAGAATAAGCCGATCCACCGCGAGCTTTTCACGCTGCACATGGGCAAGAAGGTGTGCGAGGACTGGGCAAGCTTGCTGATGAACGACAAGACGCGCATAGACGCCGGTGAACAGAACCAGGTGTTTTTGCTCGGCAATGGTACGGAACGCGGGCTTTTTGATGAACTTGCATTTTGGCTGCGGGAAAATGAACTTATTGAACGCGCTTTTGCGACCGGCACGGGCGCGGCGGTGCTGCGCTTTGAAAACATGCTGGTGCAGGGCGGCGCAGTACAGCCGGACGGGAACTGCCGCATTTGTGTGGATTATCTGACGGCGGAAAACATCGTGCCGCTGACGGTCACGCCACATAGCGTACAGGATGTGGCTTTCGCGACCGATACGGTCTACAACGGCAAAACGTACACGTATGTTTCTACGCACCGATTGATCGGCGGCGAATATGTAATCCGCAACGCGTACTTTTCGGAGGAAGCGGGCGAGCTGAAGCCGGCAGAACTGCCGGAAGGCATCGCACAGGAATACCATACCGGCAGCCGTACGCCGTTGTTTTCGCTCATCTCGCCGAATATCGTGAAGAATTTTTACGGAGGCGCGGGGCTCGGTGTATCGGTGCTCGCGAACGCGCTGGATCAGCTCAAGGGCGTTGACCTGGCCTATAACAATTTCTGCCGGGATTTTAAGCTCGGCGGCAAAAAGGTGTTTTACGATCAGTCGCTCGTGCAGATGGACGAGAACGGGCAACCGGTCACGCCGGATGACATCATGCAGTCGTTGTTCTTTCAACTCGGTGACGGCTGCGCCCTCGGGGAGAATCACCCGATTACAGAATACAACCCGTCTTTGCGCGTGGAAGAAAACATCGCGGGCATACAGGCGGCGCTCGATTATCTTTCGCTTCGCGTCGGCTTCGGTACGAAGCACTATCAGTTCAACAGCTCATCTATTGTGACGGCGACGCAGTACAACGGCGACAAGCAGGACCTTGTGCAGAACGCCGCAAAGCACAGTATCGCCGTAGGGCAGCACGTGCAGGCGCTTGTGCGGGCGCTCTTGTGGGCGGGCAAATATGTGCTGGGCGCAGACGTAGACCCGGAAGCGCCGGTGACAGTCGATTTTGACGACAGCTACATTGTGGATAAAGAGACGCAAAAGGAGCAGTTCCGGCAGTTTGTAATCGCCGGCAAAGTGCCGCTGTGGTATTACCTCACGCGCTTTGAGGACATGGAGGAGGGCGAAGCGAAGGCGATTGCGAACGAGAGCGCACGTACGCTCGGTGATCCGTATGCTGACGCCTGATTATCTCGAACACTGCGCCGATGCGGTGATTCTGCTGTATCAGCGGCTCGACGAAGCCATAGCGCGGGACATTGCCCGCAGGCTCATGAAAATGGGCGAAGTCACGGACACGGCACGCTGGCAGGCGGAGCAGTTACAGCACGCAGGGCGCCTCTATGACGAGGTGATCGCCGAAGTCGCGCAGTACAGCGGCATGACACAAGAAGCCGTGCGCAAGGCGTTTGAGGATGCCGGTGTGAAAAGCATGGACGCGGAGATCAAGCAGTATTTGCAGGCGGGCATAAACGTGCCGCCGATACGTCAGAACGAGCGTGCATGGAACATCTTGCAGGCCGCACTCAAGAAGACAGGCGGCGAGCTTTTGAACCTTACGATGACAACGGCGCTTGAAACGCAGCAGAGGTTCATTTCTGCATGTACGCTCGCCGAAATGCAGGTTACGGGCGGCTTTTTGAGTTACCAAGAGGCTGTACGGCGGGCAATACGCGATGCAGCGGGGGAAGGCACTTCCGTACTTTATCCCTCCGGGCATGTCGATAAGCTCGACGTTGCCGTACGGCGTGCCGTCGTGACCGGCGTCAATCAGACGTGCGGGAAGATCACCGAATCGCTTGCCGATGAATTTGAATGTGACCTCATGGAGATCACTGCGCACGCAGGCGCAAGACCTTCGCATGCCGTTTGGCAGGGACAGATTGTCTCCCGTTCCGGGCGGCGCGGGTATTTGTCGCTTTCGGACATCGGCTACGGCACGGGCGCGGGCTTTCAAGGGTGGAACTGCCGTCATAGCTGGAATCCGTTTTTTGAGGGTATCTCGAAGCGCTCCTACACAAAAGGAGACATCGAAGCGCTGAACGCCAAAGACGTGCCGTATAACGGCGGCATGTACACGGAATACGAGATCAGCCAGATGCAGCGGCGCATGGAACGCGAGATCCGCGCCACACGCCGCGAGCTTGCGGGACTGGACGAAGCGGCAAAGTTTTCAACGGGGAAGCAGAAAGCCGACCTGCAAAGCGATTTTGCGCAGAGCTCCGTAAAACTCAAGCGGCAGGAAGCGAAGCTGCGGGACTTCACCCGGCAGACCGACCGCCGTGTAGATACCTCCCGCGTGCAGGTGATGGGCTTCGGGCGCAGCGTGAGCCAGAAGGCGGTTTGGGAGAATAAAAAAGAGAAACCCATATTTGACTTGCTTTCTGCTCATGGTGTAAAATACAAGCAGAGAATCAACCGTAAAGAGATCATTGTTGATGCAGGAAAGCCTAAAATAGTCGGTATGCGTGTTCATGCGGCCGAAAATCTTACAACCAAAGCTGACCGCGCTCAAATGTCGCTTGAGCAGGCACAGCTTTTCGTGAACAATGCGAAACTGACGCTGTATCAAGACGATAAGTTTACAATGAAGTTTTTGGCCGAAGACGGATATGCAGTTCTTAATTTTGACTATGAGTTGGTAACAGCTGTACCGCAGAAATGGCGTAAGAAATACGATCAATATTTGGAGGAGATGAAAACATGAGACATCCAGACGACAAACATCCGTGTCCGTTACTGAAACGCGACGTCCTTTGGGGCGAATGTTGGGTCATTCAGGACATCCGCGACGACAACACCGATATGGAATTTGCCCCGGAGCCTTTTGAACGATCCACCGCAAATAAAATCTGTGAGAAATGCCGGTGGTATAGGGTGGACGAAGAAGCATCACGATAATTTTACACCGTTGATAAAGCAGCTTAGCGCTTAGGCGCCGGGCTGCTTTTGCTTTGCAAAAATATTTTTTGAAAACCTATCAACTTTTGTCCGACTGTCCGACAATAGTATATATTTATGTCAGACAAAAGTGAGGTGATAACATGAGCCCAAGGACAGGGCAACCAACAGATAATCCTAAGCCGTACAAGATTACGGTTCGTATTGATGAAAAAGGAAAGCAAATCCTTGATAAGTTTTGCGAACAAAAGAACGTAAATCAAAACGAAGCTATTCGGCGAGGGATTTTACGCTTGGAAGAAGAAATTAAAAAATAAAAAAACAGAACACCGAAATGAAGTGCCCCCAAAAAGTTAGACAATATTCTGAAGTAAAAATTGTTCAAGCAGCCGAAAGGGCTTGCTGTCTGTGA